TCACCTTGACTACCTTATCAAAATAACGTGAAAATTACAAAGATGGACGCATCATTGTTCCCACTAAACATATGGATTCATTCATCTCAACAACACATGAACATCAGGCGGGCTATATCGCACACCCTTGTTTGTGTCGTCCAAGGGTGCGCCGTAGTCAAAGATCGACTAATCGCCCATATAACTGTAAACATAGACGACCCAATGCCAGTTGTACTTCAAATATCGCCGCCGTCGAAACTTCAAATGGCGATAAACCACGCATGTAACCTCAGATCTATCGTATTGTCGTCGACAATCTGCGTGGCAAAACGACTCTCCGGCGCAATCTCCCAAGCAGCCCAATCCATACACACCGGGTTACATCTGGCTCTTCACTATACATTGTTAGGCGCAGCTGTTACAGCCATCATTATATGGTTCATTAAAACCCGCAAGTGTCGCATAATCAAAGTGCGAAACCATAACCAGATGGCCGACATTCGACGAATCAAAGAACAATTTGCAACTAAGATCAAGCGCCTAACACCTCCGGAATTTGAACAGGGCAAACACGTGATTTGTGCTTGGGAAAGGAAAACTACTGAACAGATCATTAACGAATGGTTCCATGACCAAGGCATCAAATTCCGAGATATAGGGGGGTCCAGAGTGCGGGGAAGTAACTACGCTACATCACGACACATATGTAACCCAACTCTGGACTCCTCGGATATTCTACGCAGAGCTAAACAACCTACCACAATATTCAGTGAGTGCACATGTCTGGGGCAACATTGTCCTTATAAGAACGAATACCCAGGAGCGATGTTCATACATTCCGACTATTACCTCGATGCCAATGCTTTAACCGATTGTGTGCGGTCCCACACGTTTGTTGTCACACATCGATTCACAGGTGACGAAGGAACTTTCTTCAATGAAGCCCAATGGGTGAAACATGGTACCAAGATCACCATGACCACCCCAGATGGCACCAAGTACAATCACCCGTACAACCTGTGGGAGAACGAAGGCTGCATTGTAGGCTCTAGCAATGCATGCATCTATGCTAAAGTAGGATCCACTGAAACATCCGATATTTACTACCTATTTCCTGCCGATGGAACATATTTGAAAGATGATCGCTTAGCCCTTAAAAGATCCACTGAGCTGGCTGAACCCCTTCATCCTAGCGGCTACGTTATCATCAAGTCAGACCAATTTTTCATCTATGACGATCATGATAACCTAATGATCAAAGGGCCAGTGGATATTATATCTCGTATGAAGTTACGACTAGGCTTGGCCGCTCGCACCTCTAACTTCAATAGCGTGTTCTTCAGCTACTTACAGGCTAGGTGTCAGGCCGAAGAAATAGGTATAACGGATCCATTAAGGTTAACTGAATTCGCTCTAAGAGAAACAGAACAATTTGCTCTAACAATTGCACCTCGGTGGTCGCGTCAATGGGATCCAGCAAACATGACATTGTGCACTGGTCTTAAGTTGAGACTTCATAGAATGTACAACACCATAATCAGAGCTACGTTCGACTTGTTACCCACATGTCGACTGAGATGCATTTTTGCTCACAGGATTTTAGCACCGTGGGCCTATAGAGAGATAACACTGCCTGGTTATATCATGGAGGTCAGACCACAACACACTGATGTTCGTGGACTGCGGCCGAGTGGACAGCCCTTTCCGGACGACGGCACGGATAATGATGCCGAACCTGACAACAGCGAATCTGTCCGTGCCGATAGTGTGTCAGGAGAATTTGATAGCCAGTCTGGAAACGAGAGTGATGGGTACCAAACCGCAACCTCATCCAGGTCTCACGTTCGCAATGAAGCCCCAATTGTTGATACCGATGCCTCTACTACCTCAACACCCGGCCAATCAGGACGGACTGCTAGCTTATTGCCAACGGATGGGATGGACAGCGAAACTAGTAGACAAATACGACCCATCACAAGACAAGATAGTGCAGATTTTGAGAAATCCCTCATCATATTCAGCGGACCCAGCTCTAGCACCTCTCTGCCACCAACGGTCGTACTGGACCCCAACAGAAATACCGTTAGCTCTGCATTATACGACGACCCTATACTCCTCACAGCCGAGCAGTTTAGATCATTGTGTCAATCGAAAGACGCTGTCCTCAAAGCTCACTTCTCCACCAAACGGACTCGAGAACAAATTTACCATCAACTCGTCCAAGAAGCACGTAGAGCCAAGAGACACCCCTCTGAGACTGCTGGTGGAGGAATTTCTGAAGACCCCGGAAATGGAGTGGTTCCCACACCATCTCGAACCACTACCGTTCGACCAGTGGGTCAAGAGATACCCAAAATGGCGCCGCAAACAACTCGAGATAGCCAAAATGAAAGTGGACAAAGTAGGGATAACGTCCAAAGACGCCCGAGTTCGGAACTTCATAAAGCGCGAGACCACCCACAAGTTCACCGACCCAAGAAACATCAGTCCACGCACAGACGAGTTTCTGGTCACAGTCGGTCCCTACATCAGCGCCATAGAGAAACACGCTCATCACGCCCCATTCCTGGTCAAAGGCATGGGGCTAAAGATGCGCGCAAAGAAGATGGATAAGCTCCTAGGCTTTGGTAGGTACCTGGAGGTTGACTTCACAAGATTCGACAAAACCATATCAGCAGACATCATTCGAATTGTGGAGAAGTACCTACTTACAAAGCCCTATTCGCGCGATCATCATGCTTACCACCAATGCATGAAACAACTCACCACAACATCCGGTGTGAGTTACTTTGGCACTAGGTATAAAGTTAAAGGCACTAGATGCTCCGGTGATGCACACACCAGCTTGGGGAATGGCCTCATTAACAGATTTATAATTTGGCTGTGCCTTAGAAAATTACCTCAGAATGCCTGGGATTCGATGCACGAAGGGGATGATGGAATAATTGGTGTATCATTGTCCTATGTTAACCAAGCGGTATACAACCTCCAATTTCTCGCTTGTCTCGGGTTCGAATCCAAACTTAAAGTGTGCAAATCGATTGAGGAGGTAGTCTTCTGTGGCAGACGCCATGTCAGAACAGCTAAAGAATCTGCCACCATATGCGATGTGATAAGAACAATGCGGAAATTCAATACAACTTGTTCGTTAGGCCCACCAGACCTACTGCTGTATGCCAAAGCACTGAGTTATAACTACACTGATGCTGACACCCCGATTATCGGTCCAGTATCATATGCCGTAGCCAGATGCTTGGCTCACTGTAACATCAAGTACTCTCGGAAACAATTCAAGAGAGCACTCAAAACAGCCGTACTGGAACGGTGGGTTCTTAACGACAACATCGGGTCCATATCTTATCACCGCCTCCTTAATGCTAAACCGCCCGACATCAGTCCATATCTTATCACCGCCTCCTTAATGCTAAACCGCCCGACATCAGTCCAGAAACTTATGCAACAGTGATGGAACATGACAATGTCGGGTATGACCTGATGTTAGCCTTTGAAGAGGCTTCCAAATTATGGGTACAATTGGGATACATACCAACAAACATTCCAAAATTAATATTAGACTGGTGTCCCGAACCCACAAACGTTACCACCTACGGGCCACTTGAAAACTACAATTAGCTGAAAGTGATCAGCTAACGACTGGGAGCTCTCGCCCATACCTACGGGGAAAG